ATCCCTGCGGGGAAAATACGAGGAGGCGGGCGATGACCAGGGGTCCGCATTTTTTGCGAGGTCCCCCCGGCTTGAGTCGAAATAGCAGAAATAGCAGAAACTCAAACGTCTCTCACAACTTTTCTGTAAATTCCGACAAGATTTAGCTCCACAATCTCGTCGATTGCTTGCTCGTTCGCCAAGTTGTCATCAACTTCTGACAGATCACCAGAGGTCCGTGCCACCCTACCTAGGTAGGCCGAGGTGTGGTACCCGTGTTGAACATCCCATAAGTACCATTTGTCGAACTCATCGAAAGGATCGTAAGGATTGTCAGTAGTCGTTAGTCTACACAATCTCATGATTGGTTCTTCACTTCCTTTCTTCTAAGTTCATGCAAGAATAGCACGACGAACTGTCGATGTTGAGACACCAAGTGCTTCAGCAATCTCAGCGTTGGTTGCTCCGTTACGCTGCATGGCTTCGGCTCTCGCTATCTGAGCGTTACTCAAACCTTGCTTAACCTTCGGTGTGGCCAGCTGTTTGATGTAGTCGATGTCAGCGTTAGCGATGACTTGCTCCAAGAAGTGGTTGGAGACTGCGCCCTTCTGTATGGCTTCCCACTCTCGTGGTGTAGGTTGTACCCTACTGCCTGCCTTGTCTGCGCCTAGTCTCTGGCGCGCAGTACGCAAAGCCATTGACTCGATCTTCGCTGCTTCATCAGCATCCATGTCCGGGTTGGAGGCCCGCTTGGCATCAAGTACCCCTTTTGCTACCGCCTGGGCTTGTCTCTCCAGGGGTTTATTCTTGAGGGCGGTGTTTAGTTTAGCCCGGAGGGATGAAACCTCGGGGGCGTATGTTTCCGCAATAGCGGGGTTCTTGACAATGGATGGTTGGTTAATAGATTCCTTACGGGCCCTATTAGCCATGGCCTTGAGCTTATTAGCATGGTCGGCATATAGCGCTTCCATAGTGGTACCTGAAGATAGCGCATGGGCGTCTTTAACGGTACTCATCTTACGGGTCTCGGTTTGATAATAAACCCGTTTAACAGTACCGTTCTTAAGACGCTTCTCGTAATAGCGACCAGTCTCTTTGTAAATGAGCTCGCCAGTTTTGGGATCTATAGATCCGCCTTCTGAAGCGCGACGAAGTTTCCGCTCAGGAACGTACGCCTTCGACTTAGCCAGCGAAATGAGTGTGGATGCACCGCCGCCATTCTGATATTTCTGCTTCAGTTGAGCAATGCCATTATCTTTTTCAGACTGGACATAATTCAATCCGTGCTTTTCAGCATCGATAACGACCATCGAATGACGAACGGCTCTAGCCAATTCGCTCGGTTTAGCCTGTTTGAGGGTCATATCGGTAATGAGATTACTGATCTTACCCATTTCGGTCTGCGTATTCGTCATACGCTTCATTCCCGGAACCGCAGGGTATGCGGTCTTAGGATCGAAACCTTTCAAACCACGAAGCGGAGGAGCTGTTCGTACCTTGGTGGTCCCTCCGAGCGGAATAACGACGGCATTATCGCCATCGAAATCGGCTCCCGACAATCGTTCTGCGACTGACGGGTGAATACCGATTGCATCCTTCGCTTTTGGCGAAATAAGACGAATTCCATCCTTGAATTTGTTGTTGACAACAAGCTCAGGGATCTCGAATGTTCCACCGTGAGGGTATCTAACTAATGCGACTCGCTCACCGTGTTTGAAATTCGGCGCATAGACCTCATTCGGCTTAATATTCTTAAGCGGAAGAATGACCTGTGCCGCTTGGCGTGGCAATGCGGCGGCTTTAAGATGGACTGAAGCCGAATCGGCAGACTCTGCGAACTTCTCGAGAAGCTTTCGCTTAATAACCGGATTGGTAAGCGACATGATCTCTTGGAAATCGTCGTCGAACTTCTTCCGGGTAATCCCAAGTTGGCGCTTGGCCATATCGAGACTCTGCTTTGAAAGGAACTGTGATGCTAGAGACTTACTCCAGTCATCCCAGGATCCTTCATCGTTAACCAGATTAAGCGGGGACAGCTTCTTCTTGCCATCTTTACCGATATACTCCATCTGGCGTCTAATGGTGGCGCCGAATGGATTATCGGGATCCGACTTGAGAGGTTTGAGCGCATCCATCTTGTTCCCGGTGTTCTTCTTATTAGTGTTGAAACGAACATCAATACCTTTCGGAAGATCATCGGAATACATAGCCATACCCTTTAGATAATGGGTTCCATCAACAGCAATGCGGACCTGAGCATAATGGCTATTACCCAAATCCAGATCACGAACTCCGCGACGAAGCTCAATGACACCGTCCATATCACTACCGCCGTCTGGCCCGTACTTAACTTCGAGTCTCTTGGAATCGAGGTTACTAGGCTTCCGAATACCAGTAGTAATATCGCCGTCACGCACAACAACACCGGGAGTGCGAATCTTATCAAGGTTCTTCACCACTTCCGATTTAGGTGTGCCAGGAGGAGATAGGACTCGAATATTGGTGTATCGATCCGAACCTGCCTGCTTCAAATATACATCGTGAGTCTCGTAGCCCTCGTTCTTGAGCATCTCGACAGCGGCTTTAAGTTGCTCATTAGATACTCCGAGGTTGAGTTCGACACCTGTTCCGTAATCAATGAACTTACGGTTATCGGCGTCCTCACGAAGAATATCAGCAGTCTTTGAGATTTTATCCTTGCGAGCAAGAGCGTCGGGTTTGAGGAGTTCTCGAACAGAACTCTCGTTAAGACCCATCTCGCGACCGATCGCCGATGTAGACAAACCCTTCTCTTTAAGAGTTAGGGCTCGATGTACTTTGTCGGCTTTCAACTCCGCATTGGCGTTAGTGATATGCGCACGAAGCTGAGTGGTGGTGATACCCATAGCCTTAGCGATCTGTGGCTGGGACAAACCCTGCTTTCGAAGCTCTTCGACCTGCCCTTTAAAACCGTGAGCCGATTGATATGGTTCTTTACCAGATCCCCACGGGTATCGCCCAGACCTCCGGGGCATACCGTAGTGCTCTAGGTAGTCGTCGTGATCCTCGGTTGAGAATATCACGCGTCCTCCTTAGCTTTCTCGATAAGCTTATCGAAGTGGACAATACGAGACATGATGTGCGCGATATCATCCATGTTCGGAATGAAGATCTGCACATCATCATTCTGGTAAATGCGAAGCTCAGACTCGAGACTCATCGGCTTCTCGTTATACTCGAGACAGAATAATGCGGCGTAGACCATCAGCTGGTCCATCTTGGCGCGCCCGGTTCCAGTCTTGAGATCGTGGACCCGAAGAAAGCCTTTCTTCTCGTCGAAGGATATAGCATCCGCGGTACCGAAAGCATTAACCGAATAGAAGAGGACAACCTCGGGATCCATCTTGAACCCGATGGCGTCGTTCACATAAGCATTGAATGTGATCTTATTGCGGGGCATCCTCATCTTGAGGCGGATATGTTCTGCGGCAAGCGCGTGAAGGCGCGTACCGTGTGCGGCAGCCTGAGCGGTCGTAAACGTGGACACGAGTTTCTCGTCATCGTAGTTCAACCAAGAATACTTGGAGGCACTAAGGAAGGCGTGCGCTCCCTCCAGGGTTGAGTGTGAGTTCCAGATCATGAAGAACGTGCTCCTTGTTCTCCGGGGATATGAATGCGCCGAAAGACACGGCGTTGGCCTTCTTGATGTAGTAATCCTGATTAGGCTGGTGTGCCTCTTTAGCGGACTTCTTAACTTCGAGGAAGGCCCAGCGGTCTTGGTAAAGGACCGTGAGATCGGGGATGCCTTGAATATGGTTCGGGTCGTTCTTAAGAACTAAGCATCCTGGAAGACGTTGTTTGATTTCTCGGATCAAACCTTTTTGAAATATACTCTCGCGAGCCATTCGTGTTGTCCTTTCAGCAAGTCGATTAGAGAAGGGACAGAGGATCACAAAACATGGATCATCCCCACGATCACTCCTCACCTGTCACATGGGTAGAAAGGACACAAAAACCCATATGTCAAGTTTATTTGACATGCGACAAAATAAGGTGTTTTGCCCCATTCTGTCCCTTCTCTTCATTATACGCGAAGTATCTCACGCTAGGACAATGACCCACAAACTCGTGTTGGACCCTTTTTGAGCCTCGAAACCCTTACTCTCTATACTTTTTATTTTTTACTTTTTACTTATTAATAGAGAAAAAAAGGGTCCAAGGGTCCAAGACCCCGACTTTTCGTTGCAATTCCAACGTTTTAGGGGCAATGACCCAAAGGGTCCAAAAAGGGTCCAAAAGGGTCCATTTTTCGAGTTTGTGGGTCATTGTCCCCCGTTTGCGAGGACAGTACCCCATAAAAAATGTGTTTTGGACCCTTTCTGGACCCTCTCTGCCCCCTTTTTTTGGTCCAAGAATCTGGGACTAAAGTCCTATAAACGCGCGCTCATTGAACACCTTCTTTCGTGAAATCGCGTCTTGAATCGCCCGATCGATAGGAGAATTCGAGACCAACCGATAGTAAAACAACTTCGAATACGGCGTGTTGAGACGATCGATCCGCCCCTCAGCTTGCTCCATAACCCTGTAAGAATAGTTCAGTGAGTAGAACACCATAGTGTCCGAAGTAGTACAGTTCCACCCCTCAGCGCCCGATGTGTACTGCACGAGATATACCCACGACTCACCCTCAGGCACTGGATCGTGTTGATGGCCGTTGTACTCCGAAACCGAGAACCCATCTTTCTCAAGACCCCGCAGCCTCTCAACTTCGTAGTCGAAGTTGTAGAATATCACAACCCGAGGATGTCGTTTCAACACATCAAGGACGGCCGTGTATCGCCGCGAATCGTCATTGACGACCCGTCTGAACAGATAACACAGTCCTCCCGCATTCTGAACAGGCTCATCCTTCCAAGGATCAAACCGAGTCTTCGAGATCCGAGAATATAGTTCCTCATCGTGCTTCACATGAATACTACGTCGAACTCGTACCGTATGTCGTTCGACCGGCATGTCAACGAGGATCTGTCTTCTGAGATTCTCAAGAACCCCTGTCTCGAGGTATCGCTGGACCTGTGGGAACTTGGCGAAGTTATCGAAGACGACGTGACGACGGATGAAATCTGTTCGATTCTTGTAGAATCCGTTTGCGACAAACAACGGAATATAGTCGAGCCATACATCTCCAGGAGTAGCCGATAACATGATCCACCGATTTCTCCGAGCAATTCGGATGAATGCTCTAGCCCACTTACCAGATCCGCTTGCCCGTTGTTCGTCGAATATGAAGAAGGCGCCGGTGACATTCGCCACTTTGTGGATCTCATTCCACGAGATAACATGGGCATCTCCATTCTCATCACTTCGATCAACTCCTACTCTTGCGAATTCTAGATCCCATTCTCGATCATTCCTTTTCTTGGCAGTCGTCACCACATAACACGGAATGTGGGATCTCCTGGGTACCAGTGGGGTCAATCCACCCCCGCAGATCGTCATATACCAATACGCCACCGCCGTCAGACTCTTCCCCGAGCCAACTGAACCGCACAACACCTTCCCGTTCGCAAGGTTCTCCAAGGCTTCTAACTGATGCTGCCGTAGCCGCATTGTAAATCCTTCCAGGAATGTTCATGCCAGTGCTCCGAACTCATCCACGATAGCATTCCAGTCGATTCCACGCTTCATATAGTCGATGCGCTTACCTTTTTCCGAGTGAGTGATGAGTTCGAGATTGTCAACATGACAGTTGCGAATATCACCATCGATGAACCACAGGTTGTGGGTATGCCGATCATAATCACCGACCCAAGCCTTATACACAAGAATATGGTTGTAGTACATCTTGTTGCGCTTAGTCGTCTGGTCGACGATGTTAACGACGTAATAGGGGGTCGAGACATGCGGTTTGGGTCGCATCGTCCTGAGATATGTATCGCCTGTAGACTCACGATACCGGATAACATAACCATCGTTGGTGATATAGTAGTCGGGATGATTGACCAAGTTACCAATCCATCGTCCCACCATGTTATACTCGATGAAATAACGGTCGAACTCTTTGTCGCTCATGGTTGTGCCTTTCGTAAGGGATAGTGCGCGTTGGGAGGGGCTCCAAGCCTTGATATAGACCTGAAACCCCTCCCATTGAGATTAAGCGATGTCGTCCGGGAAATTCCCGATAGTGGGCCACAACAGGCTCTTGTGATATACCGAGCTGTTACCCAGAGTAGCTGCACCGTACCATGGATGCGCCTTGTCATACTCGTGCAGCCGAATAAGACGCGCTTGATAGTCGATCTCGAGGAGCGGGTTGTTCTGAGAAGTCAGGATAGCGGACTGGAGGACGGGGCATTTGAACGCAACATAGCCGCTCTTCGTAAGTATCGGTTCGCTGCATTCACCACCCCCACCAACCGTTCCCATAATCCGAAACACCCACTTGCGAGGTTTCGTAGGCTCTCGCCTAGAGCGAATATGGTCAGCTTCCAACAGCGTCCACCAATTCCACTTCTCATAGCGCAGTGTTTCCAATCCCGAACAACTCCTCGTGCGTAATGTTCTGAGGGAGATCCGCAGAGTCTCGTCGCAGCAACACCAGACTGTTAGGATACCACGCCCAATCGCTCTCGTGGGGCGGTCCCTCGAAAATGAAGATCCGCTCGTCTTTGTTAGCATTCTGCAAAGCGATCACCACGCCGTCGTCGGAAAACTTGTAGTGTGGTAAGCCTCGACAGATGAATGTGTCTGTGATGCCGCCCGAGTATGTCTTGTTGACGAATATGAAGAACGTATTAGATGTCCGACGGGCATGTTCGGCCATCACGTTCAGAGCTTCCATCCACACCATCAGAGACCCTCCTCCTTACAGAACTCGTCGAGCGAGGTCGTTTCCGAGAACTCGGGAGAGTATCGGATGAGCTTCAATTGCCTCGGCGTCCAAGACCATGTATGCCCCTCGTCCCGAATGGTGATCGTTCGGTCGCGGTTCGCATCCTTAAGTCGGATCCCGAGTCGTCCGTTAGTTTTGAAGACCTCCGGAAGACCCTCGCAGATATACGTGTTGATCAAAGGAAACACATCATCTGTCACATCCTCGAAGATGAAGAACTTCGTCCTGAATCGCTCCTGCCTCGAGAATTCGTCCTTCATCCTTTCGTAGACATCATCCCATGTCATTCGTCATCGCCCCACGTAATGAATTCGTCGACATTCCCGGTGTAGGAAATGGTCTTCTTCTCCCAGTTGATGTTGAGCTTCGGTCGTATCTTCTTGATCGTGACGAGCTTTACGCCAGGATCCTCAGGTCCGATATAGATGTATTCTCCGTCGATGAAGAGATCCTCAACATCCCACTTATGAGTCTCATTCGGAGCGTACCAGCTGAACCTCCAGCCTTTCGGGTCGATTTGCTTGAGCGAAAACGGCGAGTTCGACATAAGGGTGCTTTCATAGAGTCGAAGGTCATGGCAGACGTAACGAATGATGTATTGTTTATCATACTCTTTATAGAGTTGCTGAATCGTCACAACCAAGCACCTCCAGACGATCTTTGATGTGGTTGAGAACCCTCACAAGGGCCTTGACATCGAGCTTGGACACTCCGTCGCAGACATCCTTCTCGATGAAGTTGAGAGCATTCCTCGAGACGAAATGCATCCGCCCGCCCGCCTCTTCGAGCTTCCAACTCGTGTGAGGAAGGCGCATGTGGATCTGTCGATCGCCATTGAGGAAGTAATATGCCTCAGTCGTCTGGACGATGTAGTTGATCTCCTCGTAGATGTTGTCGGGCTCTCCGAGCGAAGGCGAAAGGCCGTTGAGAGCATACCACTCTCGCAGGTTCGTCTCACCGTTGATGTTGCAGGACGACAGTCGCTCATAAGTTGTCTGGTGTGCCATGGTGTGGTGCTCCTTTGAAATATCAGTGGGTGTAGATCTGGTCGAACTCAACGACATAGACGTCGGGCCTGTCGGTGTAGATACGAACCGTCGCATCTCCAGGCAGATAGATATAGTGCTCCGGACGGACGTCGTTGTGGCCCTTAAGGACAACCCAGTCGCCGGATCCATCCCAATAGTAGTCGTGCGCATGGAATGTCTCGTTTCCTCCGATGTTGATCTCGATCTCGTAGATGTTACCCTTGGCGGTGCGCTCACCCCACTTCTTGATGATCTCGCTCGCCAGGTGCGCCTCCATCCGAGGACGGTTCGGCATGAGACGGTAAGCCCGAACGTTGTCCCGATGGATCGGGTCGAGGTAGAAGCTATCCGTTCGGAACTGAATTTCCTGCTTCCTGCCGCCGTTAGCATATGTCCCGATGAGAATTGTGATCTCTTCGTCAGTACCAGGGCCCAGGTCGACATCCGTCACAACAAACGCGTCCTCTCGCCCGTACAGACCGATCACTCGGGGGTACCAACCATCGTCGAGGTCATTCTTGAGTGCTGTGTAAATCATCTCGATCATCAGAGAGCCTTCTTCGTGTCGATGTAAAAATTGTTGTCGGCTTTTTCCCATAGAGCGTTGGCTTGGTAGACGAGATCCTTCTTCAGACCATACTCCTTGTCGATGAGGGTCAGAGTGACATACTGCTTTTCGCGGATGACGGAGCTCTTCATATCGACGACGAAGTAGTCGCGCTTTTCGATTCGTACCGAAGGACTTGTCCGAGAACCATCGATGAAACCATACGTCAGCATGATCTCCATGGTGGTGATGCGTTTGTCCTCTTCCACCTCAATCAAATCCCGACCCGACGAATCTTGAATGCCGTCCCGGATCTTCGTCTTCTCGTACTTGAAGAAGAAATGCACTGGCGTCGCTGAGGGGTCGTCGATTCGAACACCGTAAAGATCCACATAGTTCTCGTCGTTGAATCCGAACCGGAATATGATGTAGATCTCATCTCGCTCGGGGAACTTGATAAAACACGGCTGTCCCCAGAGTTCGAGATGGTTGTTCTGCTTTCGCCAGAAAACGCGAACCTCTTGCTCGTTGACGTATTGGGTCATGACAGTACTCCTTGATTCTTAGGCGCCCTAAGCGAGGTGGTGTTGACGAAGTACTCTCCGTCGAGTAGATATGTGCCGTTATCTTCCGAACGGGTCAGAATGGCAGCACTGGTCAACACGAGGATCTTAAGGTTATTAGAGTGATCGCACAGAGCGCTAATAAAGACCAGTGATCTGTCTCCGTCAGCGTGGATGAGTTCGCAGTTTTCGAATACGCCGAGACCGCTGACTCTCTGAAGAGTAACCGTCCGACCCACAAACTTAGCTTCGGCGAATATGCGTTCGACTCGGTCTTCGATACGATCTTCGAGCACTCGAATATGATTCTCGTCCCGAAGGATCCTCGTGTCGTTATCGAGAGTGACTCGCTTCACGACAAGTGTCTCTCGATCGACCAGAACGAGGTCAGTCTCATATGTTGCCTGCTCAGTCTCCCAATCCCATCCCTCATCGTAATCGTCGAGAATATAAGTCCTCGAATCGTTGGGGAGCGCTACGAGACAGCGCAAGTCTTTGTTTTCGCATTGGTCGTAGATGGTTGGAATGTCTTTAATGCGTAGCATAGTGGTATCCTTTCTAAGAGATCTAGGGAGGGGCTCCCGGATCCGAAGATCTAGAAACCCCTCCCTCGAGGGCGAGGAGTCAGTTACTCCTCGTAGTCGGCAGGAACCTCAGGTCCGAAGTCCTGAGCGTACTCAATGTCGAGTTCGTCCTCACGGATCGTGACATACATCGTCTTGAGATATGCCTTGACGCCGTGAGCGTTCTCCATCTCCCACTGGTAGGGGTTGATGGTGAGGTCGATCTTCTCGATCTCGGTGTAGTCGATCAGACTGACAGTGTCCTCGTCGATAACCGTCCGCTTACGCCCCTGGTTCGAGATGAAGACGATGCGCGGAGGCTTCACACGATATGAGACCTCAACGGGAAGATGGAACGCTGGGTCATCATCCGGATCCCGCTGCTTGAGCGCCTTGACGTTGAAGCCCATCGAACTGAGCTCATTCGCCTCTGACTCATTCAGAAGGATCGAGAATGTTCGCTTACCTCCGGCGGCGTTGAACCGGGTTGGGGCTCCGGCGAAATTGCGGAAAATGATTCGGACATTGCGAAGTGTGACGTCATTCATGATTGGTACTCCTTAGGGTTGATCTGTGAGTGTGCTGCGATGTCTGAGGCGAGGTGGGCCATCCAATAAGAAGCCTTCTCGAGTTCGAAAGCGGCCTTTGATGTGTCTCGTTCGGATATAACATTGTACGCCGAAGTATTGATTCGAGCGAGCGTTCGTTCGATCTGACTCATTCGAGAGGCCTTATAACGAGGCCCGAGCTGCAAGGGTCCGGGTCGTTCGTCTATCGTGCCCACGTCTCCATCCTTGAGTGGTCGTAGATAATATCGACAACGGCTTCCTCGATCTTCTGAAGGAACCAAGCCTGCTCGCTAGCGGTTGCGGTCTTGAAGAACTCGAGACGGATAGTGACCTCGCCCTCGTTGTGCCCCTTGTAGATGGGGCCTCCGCGCTGACTCTCAGAGTAAATGGAAGCGCCCTTAACGATGACGAGTTTCGGTGTCGGGCTGTCCTGAGTGTCGTTCTTGGTGGTGAGACCGTCAACGATATCGACTGCTGTAATCTCGTCGTAGTCCATCAGTTCTCCTCCATCACAATGTTGTGGATAGCATTGTGAATTTTGCCCACGAACTTCGTCTTGTCGTCGTAACTCATGCCGTGTTCGAAACGGACAAGAATCGTAGTCTCGGAGGTCTTCTCGTCAGCTGAAATGCTAGTCTCCACTGAAATGTGTCCGTCGGTTGCGATGGTTTTGGCCATGATAGTTTATCCTTTCCAAATGTGAAGACCCTATCCGCTGGGTAGCGGATATAAGGCCTGTGAGTAGGTCAGTGTCGGAATGGGGTCACTTTACCGGAGCGAACGGCGTCCAGATCCTCAGGGGTCGTGTCTTTGCACCACTGCATCAGCCACACCGCTAAGTTGTAAGACTTAACGAGTGCGAAACCGAGCAGAATAACAAAGAGAGCGATGGTGAGGTCCTGGACGCCGCCGGGCTCGATGGTGAACATGAGGGTTCCTTTCTGTGGTGGTCACTATGCCCCATGTTCTTTTCGCGGATATCAGTGTGCAGTCACGTACTCCCGAGGATCCCGGAGATATGCCAGCAACCGGTCGATCTCCTCAGGCTCCATCCGTTCGATCACAGTGGCGGAAAGAACCTCGTCTTTACCAGACTGCTGAATCTGGAAGGGGGTCTTATCAGGCATTGTCTACTCCTACTTCATCGAGCTTCTTCATAAGTTCCTCAGCTCGCTTCTCCCACGTCGAGGCCTTGTTCCGTTCGTCCAGCGCCATAGTCATCAGGTGATGAGCGGCCTCCTTGTGCTCACTCATCTTGGTCATGGCGTGCTCAATATCATCAAGAAGCGCCATTAGCGGTCCTTTCATAGAGAGCCTGCTCAGCGTACGAACGGCTCGCATCGATACCCGTCTGTAACATACCGGCGTAGAAAGCTACGATGTGGATGAACTGAGAACGATCCAGATCGCCCTGTTCGACATGGAAGACGAGGTCTACACAGCCGTCGGGAGTGTCTCGAACGATGATATCGGGTGTGTGGTCAATGGGTGCACTCATTTTCGTACTCTCTTCGGGATGTTGTATTCATCAATCAAGGCGTCCAGGAAATCGCACAGATCCTCATTCATCCTGTCGATGATCTCGCGGTTTCGAACTTTGGGAATGGTGATCTCGAGGGTGTATCCGTTGGTGGATCCCCCAAGGGGGAGAACCCGAGATTTGACTCTCAGAATCCTCCCCCGGGAATTTTTGATCCAACGACGAGCGAAGGTCTCCCCTTCGGGTTGCGCTTCATCGTCATCACCGATCTCCGCCAGAATATCTTCGGCAGATTTTATCAGTTTCACCGCCGACGCATCTCCCGCACGAAGATCCAGATGAGCCACAGGCCACTGGTGATGATAGTCATGAAGACATCGAAGATGAAGTTGATGATACCGTAGTGTCGTCGCATGATAGTGTCCTTTCTAGAATGTTGTGAAATATCGATCAGGTGCGGTTGACTCGACCGCAAGCGGCGTCCTGGACCCAGATGTGGTACCAGCCCCAACCGATGTGAACCCAAATCCAGCGTCCGCACATAATATGCCTCCTTAGGCAGCCTTGACGAACTCTTCGAAGTCGCCAAACTTGTTGATGGTTTCCACGGCATTATCGACCAGATGCCGTGCGTATGTCTTATCGATCCATTCAGGCTTGTTAGCCTTCTCGATAAGGGTTGCGTCCTCCCACTTGTACCCCTTGGTACCGGTGACGTCCGCATAGGTCTCGGTCTTCTCGTTGTACCGCTTCAAGGCCCCACCAGGAATACCCGGCTCGTCCTTCACGGGAACGAATAGACCGACACGTCCGATGAAACTGAAGTGAGACCTCTCCGGATCCTCGCGCTGAATATACATCTTCGAGGTGACCGATTTGGCCTCGCAGTAGTCTCGGAACGTGAGCTCCTCATGAGAGAAGAGCTGCTTGAATACCACTGGGTGTTGGAACTGTGCACCAGTGGCGGTCCATCCACCGTCCTTATACTTCGCAATATAGACGGCATCGTTGACGAGACACATACGTTCGTACGTCGCTTCGTGCTCGAAGTCGTACCCATACTTCTTGCCGAACTCGATGACCTCCTGAATGATCTCAGGAGTCGCATCGGGGATCTTGATCGAGTCCGTCTTGATGTGGGCGACGATGAAGCCCTTACTCTCGACGAACTCCATGAGGTCGATCATGAACAAAGCGCCGCGCTTCGCCACGATGTTGTCAACGTTTCTCGGATCGCGGAAGGCGTTCGGGAACTTCGCAGCCGTGAGACCGTAGACGCTGTTGATAACGATCTTCAGCGAGTTGGCCAGGGCGACGTGGTCCACACCTTCCTCGAGAAATGCCCGCAGGACGCCTCCCAGAAGAGTCTTTGCGGTCTCGTCATCTCCTCGCTTGATAGCGATACGAGCCTGCTTGATCTCTGAATATCGCTTGGTGTATTCGTCTCCGAATAGGTTAAGCGCTTCGATCGAACTGGGATGCATACTGGAGACGTCGAGTAGGGCGACGTTATAGTAAATTCCCGGCTTGGCTCGGACGAGACCACCCTCTCCCGTGGTAATTCCTTTGTAAGTGGACTCCATCCCGATGATGCGGCCATCGTCGTTCACCTTCTGCTTATACTCGTATCCGGGGAAGTCCTTGCTCAGATCGGTATATACGAACTGACTCTGAGGATGGCGATTCGTTCCGAATACGATTCGAGTGGTGTGCGCGTTCGTCGAGGAGTTGATGGGTAGTCCGGAAATCTTAGCCAAGATCTCTCGAGCGACCCAGTCCTCATGACGAGCATCGAAGACGGCCTCCGTGGCGATCACATCGTTGTCACAGTACTCCGCGACTTCGAGCCACTTGTCTTCGGGAACGGGTTCGTCCCAGGGATAGTCAAGCTCTCGGTGTACCAGACCAAGCTCGATCTCCCACTTCTTGAGAGACTGCTTCTTGGACGAGAAGTCGTAAATATCCGCATAGCTAAGGTTGTAAGCCTCTGCGAACATCGCGTCCTTCTCGCCGTTGATGATCTTCTGACTCAGAAGGAACAACTCGTAGTTGTCATACCCGAGCATCCTCGCGTGGAGAATATGGTTGTCGTAGCGACGGTTGTTATAGCCGATCAACTTGAACTTGAGAAGTGGCTCGAGATCATCCGCGACCGGATTGATCATCCGGTTAACTCGCTTGGATCCACGGACCTTCCAGTTTACAAGGAACAGGTTCGGAAAGACCTCGACGTCGAAGAAGACAATATCCCCGTCAGGATCCTTGCGCTTCTCAGCGACGATCTCTCGCATCTCATCCTCGTTCTTCTTACCACAGAAATGCATCTGCTCAACGAGTTTTAGGCAGTACTCTGACTGGTTGGTCGAGTTCGAGGCGAAGCGAATGATCGTAGGCTTCATCACTCGAAGGTCGTAATCCATCCCTTGCTCGTAAGCATCGTCGAGGACCTTCTTAATGAAGTCCATAGACGGTCTGGTCGCAGGGTGAATCTCCTTCTTGAGGTTCCGAACAATAAGATCCCTGAGGGTCTTGTCGTTCTTCATGACCTGGACATCGATCACTTTCTTCTCCCTGAGTGGTAGTCCTTCGGAGATGTGAGCAACAGGTAAGTCGTTACAGTACGACAGGCGTCGTCTAAGGCTCGCTTTTCCTGTAAATACTTTGACTTCGATGTTGTCGTCGTACATAGCCGAGAGCTCGCCCGCATCACCTTCATAGATGTAGTGTAGATGAATGCCGCTACCGCCTTTACTATACTCAGCATAAGTAGGAGGCCATTTAGAAGCAGCCTCGAGGTTGCGCTCCTTGCTTTTCTCACCATCGACCTTAAGATCAAAATCGATGACGATATGATTCTGCGGGGGGCGTACATAATGTTCTTTACCCGTATCGATGTCTTCGAGTGTGGTGTCCACGTCGTCCCATCGGCGAGAAGGAACTCCATCCCGAGAATACTGAGCAGGACAGTCAGATAACACACTATCGAGTAAAGAAGCAGATTTGTCAAGTACAAGATGGTACTCCTTCTTTGGTTCTGCTTTCAGCTCGGTGATATTGAACAGCTCGACCTTGATAGATCGGTAGAAGTTTTTGATCTTCGTTCCATTGTCGGTTCGAGATTGCGATTTGAATTCGTTGAAGAAAGCCTTGAACTCGTCCTTGAACTTGTTCTTAGGCATTCGGTTGATGTTGCTCTCTTCGCAGTACTCACGATACTGGGCGTAAGCGCTCTGAAGAGAAATACCACCATCGAACTCGTCAAGGTTCCCCTCAACGAAGGCATACAAGAAGTTTGTCTTGTACATCATCGACAACGGTTTATAGGCATCGTAGTAGTGAGGCCCGTAGTGTTTGTAGACCTCGATACAATGCGTGGCCAACTCACCCAGGTGATCGTAAATATCCCTCACGAGAGCATCGTACTCACCGTGTGGGATCCTGTTGCCACTCGGGCAGATGTCAACAAGCCTTCGGATGAGACCAGACTTGGTGTCTGTAATATGGATCGGTGAGTTCGTGCCCATGAAGATCATGCAGTCGAACTTCATTTCATAAGCGGACTTGAACTTCTCGTCCATTGGCATCTTCTCGTGTGCGATAAGACTATTGAGCATAGTATTGTCGGCAATACGAGACAGGTTACCATCATGTTCGATAGCAACGAGAGGGTTCGTGGCAAGAGGTGCAAGAGCGAAACGGTTTGTCCCGCTAGCCAACGCCTGAGACTTGAACGCGGCTGTATAACCGTCGAACAGTCTCTCGATGATGTTGATAATCGTCGACTTACCCGAACCGCCCTCGCCGTAGAACACGAAGAACTTCTGAATCCACTTCGAGTCGCCCTCGAATATAGATCCGATAGCCCACTCGATCTTACGTCGGTTCTCCTCATCATACAAGGTAGAGACCAACCTATCCCAGCTCTCGGTCGGACCGGACTTCAGAGAATATGGAAGTCTCTTACTCGCGTAGTCCTCGCGGCGGGGTTTATCGTCCGCAAAGACCAGTTTCCGATCCAGTTGGATATGGGAGTCGGGCAGGTTCTTGATCCACCGACGGTAGATCGTCCAGCTTTGAGAGTTGTAGGTGCTCATCAACGACATGTTGAGATCGCCCGACAACTTGCCCTGCTGCTCGGAATATAGCCTCTGAAGCTCTTCATCGACGAGCTCCTGGAGATCATACTCCTCGGTCGACCAGAGACCCTTGCGCGGATCCCAAACAGCGTAGAAGTCGCCACCTCGGACCATGACGTCGTTCATACGACCGACGCGGAACGATGGGGTCACCCGCCACTCGTTCTTCTTGCCCTGTTGGACTGTCGCTTTCACGAAATCCATCGCGGCTCCTTTCTACTAAAGATTGTACACCGCCCGGATCCAGTAGTTCGCCTGGCTCCACATATCAAGAGCCTGACGGTTAAGCCCCTCACCGTGAAGTTCGGGGAACCTGGAGATATCCGCGTCGGTGATGGGGAAGAACGAACGCCGTCCGTCCATGAGCTCGTCCAGTAGCTTTTTAACCTCATCCCGGGGCTGCCCAGCCGGGTCGTTCAGGATTTCGTCCGTGAACGCTTCGAGGTTCGCGTTCTGAAGCATCGTCCAGAACCATTCTACCGGATTCGAGATCAGGTCAGATAGACGTTCACTAAGCACGACGAGAACCTCAAGAAGTGAGATCTCCCCATCGATCCATGATTGGGGCACATCACGCTGAGTCTCGTACGCAAAGGTCTCACGCATGTACTGCGCATAACCGACCTGGTTGTCGTCCATCACATGCCAGACGACGAATTGTGTTTTGAACAGAATCTCGAGAAGGATCCAATGAGTCTTCGCAAGATTCTTAGTGAAGCGGTCCATACCCGTCTTGACGACGAGCCACTCGAAATATGCCTCAGTCAAGGGTCTTCACCCGATTCATGGGGATCGACTGTGACTCGAGATACTCTTCCAACCCCTCGTTGTGGAAGAAGAGCTGAATATCAGTCTCCTCGCGGTAGTTTCGGAGATACTTCACACTTCGATTGGGGTCGACGTCGTAATCGACCATGTCGTCCATAGCGTCTTCGATGAGAGCCTTGACCCGAACATCGGGAACGATACTCTCATCGTCCGCCATGTACACAAGGTTGTCCCCTGCCAGATAGTGGAGCTCATAACATGGGAAGTCCGCCCAACCGCGCCAGAAGCTTTCCTCGGTCACTCGGATGATGGGGAGCTCGTGCCGCTCGTACCCCAGATACATCTTCATGACTGCCTGGGCCTCGTCGTTGAACGTATACGCGTCCACAGCGACACCCTGCTCCATGTCATCGACCGGCGCAACGTCCTCGAACTCCGGAGGGTTGGTCCACAGAGAACCGCGCTGCTGATCCTGCATGGCCTCGTATTCCTCGCCGGGCTTAGGACGTCCGAGCATATCAGTGTGCTTCGATTTGACTGGTTTGATATCCTCGCCCTTGCTAAGACGATTCGACTCAATCTTGAGTTTCGTCTCGTAGTAATGACGGATGGCCTCGACTTCTTGAGACAGACGCTCCTCGGCATTCTTATCTGCGAAATACCGAGCGCTGAGAACGCCTATCAGAGCACCGACCGCAAAGGCCAGCGCCACCTTCACGGTGGTTTGCATGGTTGTGTCCTTTCTAAGAGTTTCTAAATATCAGATGAGATCCCAGATGACACCCTGGACGTTGGGGTCGATAATCCAGGATCGGTAAACTTCGGTCGAGTCTGAATCGCCGACCAGATCATCGATGTAGTCACCGATGCGAAGATCAATGTAATTATCGCCGTTGCGGTCGTAGGTCCAGCCAACCACAGCACCAGCAGGAGTACGGCTGATACCAAAGGCATCGTAAACCTCATTGAGGAATACGTGTCCTCGGGCCACGAGGCGATCGTTGAAATATGCCTGGGTAGTCGAGAGCATGAGCTCATCGTGCTCCTTAGAGCCCTCCCAGTCCTCGCAACCGGGGCCATAAACCCGAGCATAAGGGGAGAGGCCTTCGATATCGATCCGATGAGGCTTAATACCCATCGCCTTGAGATCTTCGAGATCCTTGACGATGGGCGGGACATCACCCGCCTCCTCAGGAGTAATGTCCTCCTGAGACTTCTCGTTCACCCACTTCTGCATCTTCTTAACGCCCTCAGAACCGAAGACCTCAGCGACGCCGGACTTGTAGTTCTTGAAAGCGCGGTCGACAGCAGAATATGCCGCGAGCAGACCGGTGTAGCGTCGGGTCTGGATGGCGTGACCCGAGATAATTAGGGCCCCGCCGCATGCCGTGAAGAGGATCGTCTTACGATACGCGAAGAGGAAGTTCTTAGCGATCTTAGCACCGAGAACACCCTTTGCCGAGATATAGACCTTGCGGTCTGGAACGGTCTCGCTCGTGATGGCGGACCAAGCCTTGAGATGGGTATCGAGGTCTTCGTTCTCACTAGCTGCGGATGTCTCGATAGCTGCCGAAACAACCCCGGCGCCCATTGAGATGATTCCGGAGGCGATGAGAATATGCGGTGCGTGCTTTCGAAGCAGCATACCTGCCTGAGTAAAGACTCGTGTAGCGGTTGAAGCATTCATGGTTAAGTACTCCTTAGTTCTTGATCTTGCCGTTGGCTACGAATTTCTTGAATATGGCGACGACTTGTGCATCGCTCATCTTGTCGACGCGCTCTTGCCATCGACGTCCGTACAGTTCTCGAAGCTTCTGCTTCATCTCGAATATAGTCATCAGATCTTCACAGGCCTCTCGAGGTCGAGGATGTAACCGTTACGGACCCGTCGGACCTGAGCGGTGGCCAGCGTACGCCAACCCCAATTCTCGTCCACATGGGTCGCGGTGATGCCCGACAGATCGAGGAGATCTCCGACAGTCGCAACATCGAAGTTCTTGATCTGGTCATTCAGACGATCGAGAACCTCATATGCTTCGGCACGAGACTCGAAGACGATCTCACCAAAGTCATGCGACCGTCGAGCATCACGAGAGAGCTCTCGCCGATCGCCCGGTCCATCGTCAGGCGGAGTGACTCGAGATCCGGAGCTGTAGATACGGTTGTAAGGCGTGTATCCTCGACCTGAGATCCGAGATGAAGACATAGGTCGCCCTCGTGCCTCGCCGTAAAGAGCCCGCTCGATCGCCCCAACAGCGATATCCGAGATAAGAGTCTTGACGGTGGGGATCACGACGTCCTCAAGAAGATATGCGCCGATCGACTGCGCGTCATCGACAACCAAGGCGTTCTTGATGCGTCGTCCGATCGACATCTTACGCTGGACTGCCGATTTGGTGACGGGTTGGAGCTTCGGTTTCTCAGGAGGTGTGTCGGAGGTCTTGGAATCCTGGTTGGATGGGAAACTGTCCCGAGTAGGTACTTCGCTCATATGTGGTTCTCCTAAATATGAAAGACCCATCCGCCGTGTTAGAGCAGATGGGTGTTGATCACTGTACGTCGTCTTCGTCGCTAACAATATCGTCGATCGAGTCCGTGATTACAGGTTTCAAGTTGCGAATGATGTAGGAGTACTGCTTGACGAGCTTCTCGGCAGCCATATCTCCAATTGCACTGGCGACGACGAACCTACCGGCCATCCAGGCAAGCTTAGCAGGCAGCTTAACCGGGGCGGGGACGATAGCTTCGACGGCCTTGGAAATGATAGACGTGGCTGTCCAAGAAGCGGCAAGCACGGCTACAGCTTCAGCAGGGTGAATGTCAATCTTGGGGTTAGTCATGATAGTGTCCTTTCGAATATGATGTGGGTGGTCACTATAGTGTAGGTTTTTGCCGCGGGGCCCGTCGATCTTAACGAGCCCCGTCAGCAAATATCCGTCACTCGCCCAAGAGCTCCTTCTTAACCTCCTCCGTGACGAGACCACTCTCGAGAGCCTTCATCTGTGCCTCAGTCATCTTAGAAGGCTTGTCAGACCCCATCGGCATGATCTCGTTGAAGAAGGTCTCCATCTGAGACTGGTTCTCGAGAAGCTCGAAGAGGAAAGTCTCGAAAGCCTGAGACTGAGAGAAGGCCTCGGTCTGCTCAGCATTCTTGATGAACCGTCGACCGTCGTCCGACTTGCGTCCATAGGCGCCCAGAACGAACTTCTTGAAGAATCCGTAGATCTTGAAGTTGTCACCTGACCGCATGATGTCGATCAGGTGATTCCGAAGACCGCCAGGATATGCGATCTCGAGCTCGAGAATCTCGTTCTTCGAGTAGTGGAAGTATGCGATGTCGACGTACTTGTTACCGTCGAAGTCCTCGGCGATGATCTCGCGCTTCAGCATGGTGTCTGCCTTTCGTTGTGTTTTTATGGGTAAATAAAAGATCCATCCGCCGTGTTAGGGCGGATAAGATCTTGAGTCACTCTTCTGTAGAAGAGGTCTCCTCGGGAGCGGCCTCGACGATGGTCGTGACGATGTTCCCGTTCTCGTCCGTAGTGGTGGAGATATCGACGGAGTCGTCCTCGATAGACTTAAGAATCTCGTCCTTGGGAGCCAGAGCGACTGCGACTGCGCCTGCGACAACAGCCACACCTCCCCAAACGAGGAGCGGGTGGTCGGTCACAAACTTAGTCACAGAGCTGACTGCCTTGGCGGCGAAGTTAGTCTTGGGGGACTCGTCGGTCTCCTCAACAGAGTCGACAGAAACAACGGTGTCCTTCTGAGAGGTGGTCATGGGAGTTCCTTTCTGTGGTTGGTGGTCATTATGGTACATGTTCTCTTCGCGATGCTCACTTAGAGAATGCAAAGTATCCAACAACTCCGAAGATGATGATCCAGAGAACATAGGCCATCAGCTTACCTTCCACCAGTCGGACGTGGGCTCTTCCTTGAATCGGATACCTACAGTAGGCTTACCGTCGGGCGTGAGCAACCCCATGTAGTCGATCTCGCACTTCGAGTGGATCGTCCAACCGAGTTGGTCGCCCATAGCGTTCTGATCGAGTCCTACAAGGCTGTAGAAATCATTCAGACTGACTGGGTTGCCCTGGATGAGATCGAAGTTGATATCGTTGACACACTTCTTGATCTCCTCGAGCGAGCTGTTGAAGTATCGACCAGAATATGTGTCGTAGCACAGGAACTTACCGTCGCCCACGACGAAAGTCTCCTTTGCCGGACCTTGGTATACCTTATCGGGGTTCTGCTTCCGAGCAAGAAGTTGATCTGACTCCTCAAGCGTGGCGTCGTCTGTAAGGTTCCGAAGGTCCTCGCGGTAGTGCGTCACCGCCTCAGCAGCTAGCGAATATGCAGCCGCAAGAGCAGCTCGACGACGTGACGAGATAACGTTCGCTGCAACGATGCACGAAATGGTCGCAGCGCCCAGCACAGCCGCTGGAATGTAAAGCTTCCAGGTAGCGCGTACCTTATCGCGGAGCGTCGCTTCCTCCGGAAGATCATGTAGGCGATCCCTGACGGGCACGGCCGCATGGAAGGCGGCGACTGAAGTTCCGACCACGCCAGCCACTGCGACTCCGGTGAGTATGTGGGGAGCATTTCGGGAGAGAACAGTGAGAGCTGGACGTACGGTTTGTCGGATGGTGTTGACATTCATGGTTCTCCTTTGTTAAGTGGTTGAAAACCCTATGCTCTATGTGGAACGGCTAGAGCATAGGGTGTGGTTCATATCTTCGTGGTGCTTTCTATAGTGGTCTCCTTTCGGATATGGTGGTCGTTATAGGTCGTGTTTTTCTCGCGGTTTCGAAGACTCGTGGACCTCAACGATGATGGCCACTACGATTGCGATTATAGTACACCAGACTCCGAGGACTAACAAAACCCCGAAATAGGCATTGGGCGCTGCGTTCCACATAAGGGGTGCTGTGACTAACAGCGATAGAAACCCCATGACGAGAACATAGAGGTCGAAAAGTGCGACTAGAGTTTTCATTGGGCGGTTCTCCTTCTCAATCGCGCCAACGAGGCGGCTTGTTCTTCAAGTGATCGGCGAATATGAGCGCCAGCCACATAATCAGTATGACGGTTATACCACTAATAGCGATTACTTTTTCAGGAAGTTGCATATACGGGCTGAAACCTACACTGAATACAACGACTAGATATGCGCCAAAGATGAGCGTAAGTGTGCAGACAACCGCGATGTTGCTGAACAAAGTGGGGTCTTCATACCAAGGTCTTTTGTGGTACATGGGAGATCCTTTCTAAAACCCAATCCACCGTGTGATAGTGGATATGGGAGTGTCACTTGTGAGAGGGTTTACACTACTTGAATGTGCCGGTTCGAGGCTTGGTTGGGTTAGCCTCGGGAATGTCGCCAAGCACTACCGTTTGCGTTGGAAGTTTCTTGTTATGCTTAAAGTAGAGCTGGCTGACAACAGCAGCGGCGATCCCAACAGTGAGAGCAATGAATCTGGCATTCATCGTGGTGTCCTTTCGTAGGTGGTCATTATAACTCGTGTAAAATCCGCGATCTGAAAATCCACCCCGGGAATTTTTCGGTTTTCGAAAACCCGATTGTCCGCGTCAAAGCCCTATACGCTATGTGTGTAAATATAACGTACAGGGCTTTGAGCGGTTCATGGTCAGAGACGAATCTTCGACACGAACCCCACAGCCTTCGAGACTACTGGGTGGAGCTGCTCGTAATGCAAGATAAGCAGGATCCCGCCCACCGAAGCACAGGCCGACAAGACGCCATCTGGACTCGGCACCCACCTCTTCTTTGCGTTGAGGTTGTGCAGAGTCTTGATGTCTTCGAGTATGGCCTTGTACTCCGGTGAGCCGGGAAGATGCTCCTCAAGCATATACTTAAGAGCTTCCTCTTCGGCGGTCTCCGAAAGTTTAGGGGTTTTGTCAAACATGGTGGTATCCTTTCGTGAGTGGGGCTCATTAAACACCAAGTTTTCTCCGCGCCTCAGGCATCGAGCTTCTTGACGTCAAGCGTCATGATACCCTTCTTGAGGACGTCCTCAGTGGGAGTATCGATCTTGGCGTACGTCTCGTTCCCCGGGGTCACATGGAGCGTACCGTCCGTCGGAGGCGTGTAGTTCTTGCTTGACAGCCCCAGCAGGGCACCCAAGAAGGTGTCGATCGCTGTGATCGTGGCCGCAACCTCAGTAGCCGAAGGTAGGTGCCAGATCTGCGCCACCGTCAGATAGAAAGTGGCGAGGGCAGGAAGAGCGATAAGAGTGACGAACTTCAGGCGATCGTACGTCTTGTTAGTGAGTGTCATTCTCTCTCCGAAACTTCTCGGCCTTATTCTTTCGCTCGAATTCTACAGTAACTTCAAGCGGTGTGGAGCGCCTAATCGGGAGCTCCTTGACCTCTTCAAACACCTTCTCAGCAAGGCCGTTACCTCCGAAGGCCGAATATGGTTTGTAGAGGTATTTCACTAGATCGTCGTACTCATCTTTTAGAATATAACCACGATCTAGATAGGTCATACACAGATGCACAATGCGATCATGTGCGAGTCCGAGCATGAGTTGGGTTTGGGCGCTATGCCTGCTTGATCGAGCCGACAGAAACGCCCAGAACCCGCTGCTCGCCAGGACTGAAGCCGCGATAGTCACGGTCAGTTCCAGCACGTGCGGCATGGATTCCTCCTATACGTGCATGGGATCACACAAGGGATATGATCCTACCGCGTAGTTCGAATGTTAACCAACGGCGAAGACCGGACGGACACCATGCTGGTCCGACTGAAGGCCTTCACCGGCATACTCCATGGGAGCGTTGATTAGGGGTGCGCCGGGGTTCATGACCTTGTCGCCGAAGAGGCCGTACTGGCTCAGATATGTCTGGTCGCGAAGCCAGAAGTCTGAGTCCTGAGCGCCGGGGTTGTATCCCATCCGGAACAACTGAAGCTGACGGCTGGACACCTCGTGAAGACCGTCCGAACCCATCGGGGAACTAACAGCGATGCGGCAGCCGTACACCATGACCTCGTTAGGGATGATGAACTTAACAGCCGCGTCCACGGTCTTGGACTTGAAGTAGTAACGCTCCCACGCTCCACCACTTCCGGCAACCGAAGACATATAAGAATCGACGTGCGTACGGATATACGAGAGGTCGAACACCTTCGAGGCGAAGTCTCCGCACTGCCCGATGCTGTTCCACACCTTAGATCCCCAGAAGGAGTTCGACGAGGTGGTGTCATTGTCATACATCGACTGCTTGTACAGCGATCGGTCCGGCATGATGACGAGGTGTGGAATCGTCAGAGCGTTGTGGACATTCCAATAGTTAATATCCACGATACGCCAAGGCATACCATCGCTTGCCCAGTAGTCACCGATCCACAAATCCTTGAACGAACCATCCCGGACTCGAGCGATCTGGTCGGCTGTCATCCTCGTTCCAAGATTCTTCCCACGGAACACATTCTTATGCATCAGCGGGAGGTCTTCGAACAGTGCGTACGGCAGATCCGAGGCCTTGATGGTCTTGGTCCCCCGCTCTCCGTCGTGGATGAATACGTCGTCCCCTCTAACGTCGGAGACTTTTGCGAAATCTTTGATCTTCATATAATCTCCTTAGCTAACGCAGAGACAAGCCATCGAACGACAGGTCGCATCCGCATAGTTCCAACTCATCGTGCGCTTCAGGTTATCGACGATGGTCCAGTTACCGTCCGAGAGAGGGTCGGCGAGCCATTTGTAACGCTCAGTGTCTGACGGGGTATTAACCATACCTTTGAGTGTATCAAACGCCAGCTCGGGATACCTATTAAATAGAGTGAACTGCATCGAACCCGTGTGTGCGGGCAGGTTAGGCGACTCAGAGTACTGTCGGACTGAGAGAACACGTGCCCCGAAAACCTGCATGTCTGTGGGGAGCCAAACGTCCGAAAGGCGCTCGGCGGTCGTGGAAACCCTCCCGTCGACCATACTCGCAGACTGCTGAAGGTAGATCGACATAATTCGGGCATCCTGACTCCAGAAGGTGTTCACCGTGTTCCTAAGAATATCGGTGATCCCCCACTGGACGAAACCACAACCCCAGTAACCGTTCGAGTTGTCACGGGTGGTGTACATGCGATCCATACGAGCGCCGGGAGTGCAGCAGAGAACCATGTGAGGGGTTATTAGACGCCCCGGGGATCTGAAGTAGTTGAAGTCTGCGATATACCACCACGTACCGCTGTTATCCCAGTAGTAGTCGCCGACCTGAGGCGGCTTCCATGTCGAAGAAACTCCGGTGGGGCGATAGAAAGGATCTCCGTTGGAGTTTCGGATCCACGCTACATCTGAGGACGGAATCGGCTGGCCCTTCGTGTTACGGTTTGTGCCGGTCCATGACGGATTGAGAGCGTTCCGGATGATCATAAGGTTGACCAAATCCTGAGCGCTCTGTCCGCCTCCGGCACCACCGGGCCCAGGAGGTCCCTGCGGACCTTGATCGCCGGTTGGGCCTTTATCACCTCGGGGCCCCTTCTCGCCAACTGGTCCAGCCGGGCCTTGCGGTCCTGACGGTCCTGACGGTCCAGCAGCGCCTCGGGATCCTGGATCTCCCGCTAATCCTTTGTCCCCTCGGAGTCCTTTATCTCCGGGCGGTCCTTTATCTCCGGTTGGTCCCTGGGGTCCCTTGTCGCCCGTCGGGCCTTTAGCTCCTGGAGTACCACCTCCACCGCCGCCCCCCGGAGGCCCGGGCGGACCCTGCGGACCCTGCGGACCTCTCTCGCCAGCTGGGCCTCGTTCGCCCGGTTCACCTTTATCACCTTTAGGCCCTGGTTTGCCGTCAGCACCCTTCGGACCGGCAGGTCCTGCGGGACCGGGAGGCCCCTGCTTACCTTCGATGCCCGCTCCAGCGTTCTCGAGGACGTAACGCTTCATATCCTCCATGTAGAGGATATTCGTTCCGTCACCTGTGTCGACAACCAAAGCATCGGCGTTCGAGGTATTAACCCGGTCTGGATACTTACCGTTCCACCGTTTCGGCTTAAGATCCGGCATGGTTACTCCTTACTGCAACTTGAAGATGCGTCGGCCAACAATGGGAGCTCCAACAGAATCCATCAGAGTGAGACCGTTACCGTCCTCGATGGTATCAAAGACCTGGCGCTCGGCCTCAGTCCCGTCGCCGATGAGTTCTTTAAGACGCTCGATCTGGAACTGAAGGTTCGCAGCCTGGTTACCCGCCAGACGGTCCTCCATATAAAGAACCCAAGCGTCGTACCGGCGCTTGAAGTCTGCGAACATCTCGTCCTTCATGGCGTCGGTGGACGACTTAATATCGCGATACCACCGAGCCCATTCAGAACCCCACTGCTTAGTGATCGACGAAGAATCGAGGATCTTGAGTGGACCGGTGATCCACGGACACGAGCTATTCCCTCGGTTGTTCACGATGGAGTAGCTGAATATGTTCGGAACACCTCGAGTCACTCGGACAAACGCTAGAGGGAATTGAGCTTTCTCAGGCGTGGCGTACAAAGGCGGGATCTGCGGGCTTCGTGCTGGCGTGCCCTTAACCGCTATAATGGACGACTTACGAACGCCCGGAGTCTTATCGACCTCGACGACGATAGCATCGACCCTGTCGTACAGGGAATCGGGAGGTTCGATAGATACTCGATAATCGTCTGTATTGTCCAACCAGGTATGGTTAAACCAACACCGTCCTGACTTTACGGTTACGTAAAGACCTGTTTCGGCAAGGTTGTTTCCGGCGGTAACCTCCAAGGCTCGACCGATACCCATGAAGACACCGTTCGTGATAATCCCCTCGAACAGAGATCCGAACTGGTCCGCTGAGTACTTACGGTCGCCATTTGTGGAGCTATAAAATCCGTATGTGAGTGGCATAATTACCCCTGCGGAATATAGTAGGTTTCGAAGGTAGGATACTCTTTCCAACCATCGCTAGATGTGAACGAGCGAATATACTCAGTGCATCGACCGACATTCATCATGCCGAGTCCGTTCTGGATCTGAACAACATCGCCGAGGTCGAAGTCCCTGCCAAATTTGAACTGAGAAGTCTGCGACATCTCGCCATCGTAGACCGACGTCACGATACAATCGACAAGCTTCTCTCGACCTTTCTGTCTGAGAAGTTCCCAATACTTATCGCCCGGAATATCCTTGTTGTTCTCGTCCTTCTCACGAACATCTTTAGCATCGACATATAACTCCTTGCGGAGCCATCCACTCATAACGCCATTTTCGTGCCAAAGACGCTTACGGTTGGGCTCTTCGCCGGCACCCGCAACAAGAGCTGCGTTCTTCTCCTTCGTTGTTGAAGTCAGGAACTTAGTCTTGCGCAGGTTGTCATAATCCGGCGAGAATATGACATACGGGTTCTTCTTCTGTGTGAAGTGTCGCTCGTGTCCCCAATAGAGCTGGAACTGATATTTGTTGTCGGCCGGCCCTTTGGGTACATACGGCATCCAATATCCGACATTCCGCTCTTGACAGAGCTTCTGGATAACATCTAGAAGGTTGTCGCCTGTATACTGCGCATTCACCCACCCAGCCTTATCGTTCGGCATGTTCTGGGGCCAAAGCCAACCAACCTCGTTCATCTTGCGGTTGGTGTTAGACGGGTTGAGAACGTTCTCACTCAACAAGGAATAAACAGCATAGATCATCCCGACATTCAGAATTGTCCGGTTCTGGATAATTCGTCTGTCTAAGATCGAATCGTATGTGCGACCTTTGATGGTGATCGTGTCACCCTTCTCGGAATCCGTATCGAGCTGCAGAGACTCAATTAACATGTAATCCCCGGACTGGGGGAAATATATGTTCTGATGGTGTTTGATCTCCGTGTCGAGAAGGATCGACAGGGGGAGCTTTACTTCGAAGTCGCCACACTTGTTGAAACGCTTAGTCCAGATGGCTGATTCGATCTGATCGATGATGATTGTTGGTTTCATCCAATAATCAAGCAAGACAATTTCCAAATATCACACCCCCGAATACCGAACTTGAACCTCGACAGAGACCTCCATAGCATCTTTACCGACATCCGCTTGGAAGAACATGATGTTACGCCCTGGCCACAACGTCAACCAGTCATTGTTTAGTGGAATACACTGAATGATGTTGATCGGTGTCGTACTACCCTTCTTATAAAGGTATACACGCTTATTACCCTGGTGCGTTGTGATAACGACCGAATCGCCCTCGCGTAGTTCGGTGGGTTGTCCGACTTTATCGAAATCATCGGTGTTGACCGAGAACTTCTTGTTGGTGATTCGATTCCATATGGCGAAATTACGGACGATACCGGTGGCCACGACCGTGATGGTCACCCCGGCCTCGGCATCCCCGAGATAATCGATCAATGTCTCATATTCGTCCTTACGCTTCGATAACTCGAGAGAGGGCGAGACATTCACCGGATCCTGGAACTCGAACTCCATATTGGGGTCTTCGATCCGGAACGGGAAGATCTGTGCGCGCTCATCGTCAAGACCATAGAAATATGGATCCGGACAGATGACCGAGACCTTAACCTCCTCGCTTTGGGAGAAGATGTTAGGTTCAACGCTCTCGACCCAACCGTTAATGTGGAGATTCCTGTAGTCTGTATGGAACTCCAGATTGACCTGCTGGCGAGGCTGGAATATGCGATAGAGCTTGTGTCGGGCCTTCTCTACATCAGGGAGATCCAGAAGACCCAGGGCGAGCGTGATGTTTCGTCCACCCACCCTAGATCCGCTATACGCGTCGCCATCAATAGACGCAACCGATGAGGTGTGAATTGTGGCCTTCGTAGGCCCGATACCGCCGATCTCGAATACGGCGATACCATCTTCCCATGGGTCGTTGAGAACAAGCTCCAGTCGCTCGCCAGAATATGCAGTGGCTACGACTGACTTAATCACGAGCTGAGAGCCCTCCTTGCCATTGACAGCTGGTTCTGCGTCTGCCTGTAGATGTCGATAGCCGACAGTTCCTTAGGAGACGTGTTGTTCTGAATGAACTGAATCGGAGCTGCTTGCTGGCCCTCGTCAGAGAGCCGCTTTGCCCAAGCCTCGTTCAGCATACGAGTTGTCAAGAGTCGAGCGTTGCCGTCCCGAATACCCCAACCAGCGAGGTCGGAGGTCCGCCGGGTGTAATCAGCCCATCCCTTGACACTCACACCACTTGCGAAGAGTTGGCCAATCTTACGTTGACCGTTCTCGACGTCTTGGAGGTCCATCACCGGTCGAATAGTCGGCGAGTGAAGACCATTACCATCGATGCCCTTGTCGTCCACAACCTTCTGGAAGGCGTCAAGCGAGTTAATCGCGGCTCGACGAGTAGAGGCCTCGGCAAGACCCGAGTTTCGATCGACACCTTGGACGAAACCAGCGATCGCGAATCGACCAACCTCACGGAACTTCCTCGAAGGCGATTTAATCCCGAGAGCCGCCTTAGCGGCATTAAGAGCTCCGTTGGCCATGTTCTTCGCGGTCGTCTTGACAGACTCGATACCGTTATTGATGGTGTTCTTAATACCGTCGAGAATAGCTTGGCCGATTTCACCAGCTTTGCGCTTAACGTTAGATACTTCCTCAGTCAGCGCCAGCTTAGCCTGGTTGATGAACTCCTTAATGAATTCCCGAATCGCTTGGCGAAGACGGGGTCCATTGTTGCGAAGTCCTTCGGTCATAGCGTTGATGAAGTCGATGACGAGATCCCAACCCGCCTGCACAATATCAGGAAGTCGTGCTCTCACCGCGTTGAGGAAGTTGAGAACAATATCAATACCGATGTCTGTAGCCGGACCGATGTTATCCCTCATCGCCTCCAGGAAGGATATAATGATAGTCCATCCTGTGTCGATGATCTGAGGAATACAAGCCTTGGCGGCTACACACAAACAAGTAATGATCGTAATCGCAAGTTCGGTGAACTGCGGGAGGAGTTCGATGGCCCCCTGAATCATCGACGATACGATCGACACGAAGTTTTGCTTCAACGTCTCAGTGTTGTTCGCTAGCTCCGTTGTGAAGTTGACGATACCTTCCGCGACCTTGGTCGCAAACTCGGGAATCGAGTTGGCGAGAGTCGTCAACACACCGCCGAGAACCTCAAGACCGGCTGCGCCAACGGCGACTAGAGCGCCGATACCCGCAGCAAACATAAGCACACCGGCACCCGCCATTAATGTGGCAAGACCGATAAGGGTAATGGCTGCTGCAAGAAGCATTAGAGGCACGATGACCGGCGATACGGCATATCCAGCGATGATGAATATGGCTAGAGTACCAGCCAACATGAGAAGGCCTTTAGCGATCTCAGTCCATGACATCTTGCTGAATGAACTAAGCACTGGAGACAGCATAAGGAGTGCCCCCGCGATAACCATCAGAGCAAGAGCGCCAGGAAGCGCGAAGACCATGGCGGTCACGGCCACACCGAGAATAAGAAGTGTTCCGGCCAACATGACCATCGACTTCCCGATCTCAGACCAGGACATCTTACCCCACTTCATCATCACATCGCCGATGATCTTCAGAGCATATGCCGTAGCAACCAATCCAGCTGCCGCGATAATACCCGTCGGGGGAACCAAGGCCATGAAAGCTCCCACAGCCAGAAGCGCAAGACCCATGGAAAGAAGGCCTTTTGCCAGTGTCTTCCAGTTCTGCTTTCCAAGATCTGTCACCACATCCGCGATCATACCAATGCCGTAGGCAATGATAACCAATCCAGCGGCGCTGAGAAGACCCATTGCTCCGCCGGAGAAATTGCTGAAAGCTGCAATAGCCGCTAGAATAACAACCACTGCGCCAAGTCCCTTGACAAGCTGCTTCCAGGACATGTTGCCGAGCGTCTCGATTGGAGGCACAAGCATCTTGATAGCGAGAGCGATAGCGACAATAGCCAAAGCTCCAGCCATGCTCGGACCGGTACCTGCGAACTTCATAGCCAGGGTGATACCTGCCAGTAGAAGTCCAACGGATATCAAACCCTTAGTGAGCTTCTTCCAGTCCATCTCTCCGAACTTCTCGACAGCTTTAGATAGGATCCGAATCGCAAACGCAATAAGAATCATAGCAGCTGCTGCTCGCATAGAAGATCCAGACTTGGAGTCCATGAATCGCATAGCGACTGTAATACCCGCCAACAAGACAAGGACAGAACCCAAGCCCTTAAGGAGATCTTTCCATTCGATTTCAGACATAGCCTTCACAGCCCCGGCTAGAATCCGGATTGCGATTGCTATCAGAATAAGACCGATAGCAGTCTTGGCTAGATCTGACGTATCAGTCTTGTCCATGACGTTTGTGAAAGCCAGAAGAGCAACGGCCAACTGTCCCATCATCACGGATATGGCACCTGTAGCTTTGAGAAGCGATGAGGCTGGGATCCTCGAGAGCGCGTAAACACTTGCGGTCAGGATACCAATCGCGATTGCGATAAGCATCAGCTGTGCGACCTTAAGAGTGCTCTGCATCTCATTGAGCGAATCCGTAAGTGACGAGAAGGCTTCCTTGATACGATCAAGAAGACCCGGAGTCGACTCCATGTTCTTGAATTTGTCGAGGATGCCTTGAACGCCACCGAGAACACCCATAAATTTATGAATGAGTCCGATACCACCGACGGTGAAGAGGCTCTTAAGGATGGCGTCGAGAGACATACCACTGGCGATCTTACCGACGACGTCGAAGACTTTATCAAAAGCCGATTTGATGTACGGGGCAACTTTCTGAAGAACATTCCAGAGCCCGGTTAAAGCAGACTTCAATTTGTCAACGACGTACGAAGCACCCTTACCAGCCGATTGCGCGACCGCTAAAGATTGGTCATAGCGAGTGAATACACCGATAACCTTGTTGAAGGCATCCTTGACACCCGACATGGAATCCGCGAAACCACGCCAAGCGTCTTTCATCTTCTCGATGAGATCGACAGATTTTGCCCAATCTGCAACCGACTTTACGATCCCTGAGATGAAAGATATGACAGTTCGAATGACGCCCGATACGATCGTCCCGAAACCTTCGATGAAGTGTTGCAAACGTCCGGATCCAGTCAAGAACTGGTCGAGCTTTACGGCGAGATCACCGAGAGTTGCAGCGAAAGATAGAACGCCGCCGGATCCACTACCGAAAGCCGAGAATACCTTCCCGAATACCTTGCCGATCGATGTAACGATGGTCACACCGATGTGCAAGATCGAGAAGACACCCTTGAATACCCTTCCGACCTTAGCGATGGTCTCCTGACTCGGGACGAGTTTCTGGATAAACTCAGAGAACCCGTGAGTGATCTTCAAGAGTCCTTCGGATGACATCGGAGGAAATACTTCCCCCCACGCCTTACCGATAGCCGAGAAGAGAGGGACGATACCTTTGACCGTATCGATTAGAGCGCGAATGAGCTCGGTTCGGCCGCCAAGATCCTTCCATCCCTGAAGCATGGTGTTTCGGGCGGTCGACATGTTCTTAAACACGCCGGTGATTGCGCCGCCAACCTCAGTCCAGAGCTCGCTGGCCTCGGTGAAGTCACCCATGATGATCTGCCAGGTCTCAGCCCAGCCAGAGCCCATCTCCTCCTTGATCACATCGATCAACTGCGAGAAGGTTTTGATCTTGGTCGCGGCGTCCATACCCGTCGCTGCGAGATCTTGAATCTGGGCGATCTGCTCGTCGGTGTACCCCATCGAGCGAAGCTGCTCTTCGTTGTACTCTCCGGCCATCTGAGATAGCGTTTCGAGCATGATGGATGAATCAAGCCACCCTTTGGAAAGAGACGCTCGGAAGGATCCCTCCTTGGCGATGAGCTCATCAACAGCGACACCGTGCGCACGAGCAGTTCGCTTCAAGGCTTCCTGGAACTGCTCACCACCCATGCCTGCATTCTCAACCGAGATCCAGTCTTGGAGCTTCACCGTGCCCGAGGAGATAGCCTGCGACATCTGGAACATGGCGCGAGATGCCTCTTGGGAGTTGACACCAGCGACCGCGGCGAACTGCGAAAGACCCTTAATAGCCGCCGTAGAGTCTTTCAGACCAACACCCGCCGCGGTGAACAGCGAGGCGTTCTTAGTCATGTCTGAGAACGAGTAAATGGTCTGGTCGGCGTAGTTGTTAAGATCTTTCAACGCGGCATTAACCGAGTTGATGTCTTCACCCTTAGATTTGGTGTTGTTGAGAATCGTCTGGACCGAGTTAAGCCCCAACTCATACTCGGCGAAACCATCTTTAATAGGCTGGAACGAGATTGAATTGAGTGCACTCCCGAGCGTTGAGACGATCGATGTCGCAATATTACCCAGTGCTGTTCCAGCAGCAACCGCTAGGGTGGAGAACCCCTCTTTCACCCGATCGATTCCGCTAGTGATCGGACCAAAGTCAATTTTGTTCACAGAACCATTCAGTTCGGCGATACCCTGTCCCGCACCCTTGAGGTTCAGCTTCTCCTTAAGCTTGTCGAGCAAGCTCATGGACTTACCGACGTTGTCTGAGAACTGATCGGCATTAAATTTGAGCGACACGATGCGCTCGTCAATACTAGCCACCCTTGATAGCCCCCTCGACATCCTTAAGAATTTGCTCGAAGATAGGTTTCAGTGCAGGATTGATGTAATCGATACCCCGTACATAACCCCCAGTTCGGGTTCCGTGGCCGTATTGAAGACCCACAGCCACGTTGAAACCCTGTTCTATGTGATCGTTCTTCCAAACGATCTCTGCGCTTTGTCGCCCCTTACGCTTTATCTCGTAAGACCACGATCCCGCGGTTCGCCCGGAGGCAACCGGTGTAGCTTTCGACAGCGCGTTCACGCCCTTATTCCCAGCAGCGTCAAGAACTTTCAGGTACTTACCGTCGCGGAGACCTTTTAACCAAGTCTCAGTACGGGAATAGTCTCCAGTAGTTGTGAACGAAAAGCCCATCTTGTTACCTCCAGACTACCATTTTGACCTCTTACGGCTGCTCAGCCGAGTCGAGCGCGGAAGTCACACGAGCGTTCGTGTCAGCACCCCAAACACCATCGACCTCAGCGCCGACGGCAGCCTGGATAGCCTCAACACAGGCATCGTGCGCCTCCTCAGAAGCATCGCCCCAAATTCCGTCAGGAACTGCTCCGACGACCGCCTGAGTGTACGCAACTCCAAACGGGAACTGGTTACCAGCCCAATCCGATGCCGCGCAGACAGCGTAAACACGGCTGCGAGTGTCGGGGCCCGCAACGTTGTCAGCCTCGGCGCGAACTGCACGCTGAAGAGCGGTGATGTCGGTCGGACCAGAAGGCGTGGGAGCAGAGCTGTCAGAGTAAGCCGGGCGAATGACGTAAGCGATGGACTCGCTACGAACTCGACGCCAAACACCGTTACCTGCAGACTGCGATCCGTAAGATCCGGACGAGGTGTTGCCCTCGATAGTCTGGAGAACTCCGCCGCCCAGATTACGCTCAACGAAGCCGACGTGGTCGGTACCGCCGCCATCCCAGTTGAAGATGACAACGTCGCCGGGAGCAGCATCGTATACGGACACGAAGTATGCATCCGGATGCTGACGGACCTTGTTGACGGTGTAGTCGGTGTTGAACGAGAACCCGCCGATGGCATCGATCTGGCCACACTCGTCGAGACACATACTCACGAAGAGCATACACCACCAGACAGAGTCGGATGGACCGGCGAGCCACTGCTGACCAGTTCGGGCGGCCCAATAACGCCCAGCCTCAGATCCGGGGTTGGGGTCGTCAGGGGCGTAATACCCGATTCGAGCTGCTGCTCGAGCTAGAACATCATAAGCGACGCTCACTTAATCACCTCCGTGGTCTGGCTGACCTCGATACCTCGATCCTCGAAAGGATCCGTTCCAATACGCTCCTGCGGGGCGAATGCCTCGTCAGGAAACTCTTCGTGCTTTCCCATTGTCATCCCTTCGTTCCAAGCATTGCTCGGCGTCTCTCGTTCTCCCGTCGATAGTCTTGGACAATCTCATCCTGAGACATCTTAGGAGCCTTGGGGTCGGCTTGGCGGTTCTTGATGTTGCAGATTCGAATGAGCATGAGAAGGCGATTAATGTGCCATGTCTCGCACTCGAATGGAATCTGAAGCGCCACCATCCAATAGTATATGAGCTCTGTTGTGGTCTGTTCCTTTGATTTCGAGTCTTTCTGGCGACTCGTTACCGACGATGCGGTAGCAGGATCCGCCAAATAGTCGGAGACCTGCCTAACCTGGGATGTAGTAAGGCCGTAGATAAGATCTTCAGGGATCTCACCGTCCACAGACATACATTTGATGTAGTGAATAAGCTCTTCGGAAGTCTCAGGAGACGCGTGAAGAAACGGTCGCTTCCATCGCATCTCCCATTTTGACATAGCCAAAAGACTATGCTCGAGGCGGATGGTCCCTCCGCCGCGACTCTCGAAGGTCTCCGTTTCGTCGTTGTAGTACTCAACGGGTTCGATCTCGAGTGTTAGCATTAGGACCATCCTTTCTTAGTCGATCGTCAGGGACCAGCCGGGCTGTTGGTGACACCAAGCGTGGCGAAGACCTCGTCGGGGAGGAGGATCTTCGGGTCCTCGGTAGCGGTGCCGTAAAGCTTGTCGGTGATCTTCTTGAGATCGGCCTCCTGGAAGTCGGAAGCAACAAACGACAGCGACGAGACCGGCTTGTAGCCCTTCAGAGGAATCGGAGTCGACTTAGCCTCCCACGAGAATGCGATAGGCTCAGGCGAGTCATTGATAGACTCATAACCCTTCTCCGAAGGAGACGCGAGCAGGCCGTAAACGATGTGGATCTTGTAGTCGGCATCCTGACCGTCAGCGTCGTTACCGATCTTAGTGCGGTAAGACATAGCGAACGAGGAACGCTCCTGCTGCCCGACCTGAAGACCCTTCTTGGGGACTGCGACACCATCACAAACGAGGAACTCGTCCGGGTAGGTAAACGCTTCAATAGTCGCAGCGAACTCCTCAGCCGAGACCATGTTCAGGTACGCGATGTTGTCCGCGTACTTCTTCGTACCCTCAGCACCTGAGGGCTTCTCAGTGACCTTGGTGAGGCCGTTCCAGGCGACACCCTTTCCGTAAGCCTTCTTAGACTTATCCCAAACATACAGGACACCGTGATCGACGCCGGACTCATACCGGTGCTCGCCGACCTTGTCCCACTCCAGAGTAGCCATTCTGCCTCCTAGAAATATAGACGGAAGGTTTGGTGGTTCAGCCCATCTCGTTGGAACATGCGGTCGGTATCACAGCCCGGGAGGTTTGCGATTTTATCAGGAGTCGGATCGTCCGGATCTCTTGATATGTGAGTGACCGCGTAACGTTTGATGTGGCGATATGGCGCATTGTCCGCGTATTTAGTATCACGATCTTGGAGTTCGTATACGATACACGGATACGTCAACTGGATCGATGACGGAGGTTGAAAATACACCGACCTCGAACCGAGGATCTTTTCGAGAATTTCCTGCAACTCACGGCGTCGGCCCATTATACAGACCCCCGATCGTAAGTATCAGCCGTGGTCGTCGGACTTCCACATTCGTGACGTTCCAACGAGATCCCATCCACTTAATATACTTGATGGCGAAGAAATTCTCGTAAGCGAATGGATCACCAATGATACTGATGGAGTTGTTAACATTCAGTCTTTGGTGAAGATTCTCGGTGTCGTTTTGAAGGCTCCGCTGCGAGCGCAGAACATCCCCACGATACGGATGCTCAGTGATCTGGTCATCCCAGACACCCGGAGCCTTCTCAACCTGGACCGCGTAACCGATCAGTCCAGAAAATCGTGCCATTGTTCAGACTCAGTCCTCGCCAGCGACGATTGCACCCTCGTCCTGCTTCCGCTCGATGACGATGGCAGTCTTGGGCTGGGTGAGAGCACCAGAGATACGAGTCTCAAGCAGGTACTTGAACTGGTTGAAGTCGATGTCGAAGTCGTCGAACATGTTGACCTCACCACCCTTGTCAGCGCCGATCGTGTAATCGGCGAGGTTGACAATAATACCAACGAGGTCGGCCTTACCGTTCTTCTTGGTGTCGCGGGCAGCACCCTTCATCACCGGGACCTCGACGATCTCGGAAACGCCGAGAGCCGCGGCGAGAGACGCCTTGGTCTCATAGAGGCGACGACCAATCTTGTCCTTTAGCAGGAGCAGCTCGGTGACGACAGCCTGAGTAGTGTACAGCTTGGGAGTACCAGTACCCTCGTAGTCAGCGAAAGACTTGATGATGGCGTCGACAAGATCCTCGCCAACGACCTTCTTCTCGAGAAGGATCTTGATGGCATAGAGAGAGTCGTCCTTCCAAATGGGTCGGATGTTCTCCTCGTTGATCTTGTCCTGGGAGGAAATGTCGCGACCATCGCCGATAAGGAGCGCACGAGCGATCTCCTCATCCAGCATGAGACGCATCTCCTTCTTGACCCAGGCGACCACGTTCAGGTCAGTGATGTCGATCAGGTCGTCGCGGTCGAACTTCTGCTTCTTGTAGACAGTGGTCGGGGTAGTGACCCGCTTCAGAAGCTTGAAGACCTCCTCCTTCTTGCGGTTACCCTTGGTGTAACCCAGAGCCCTCGCCTTGTCATCCGTAATATCCGCGTGGATGGACTTGATGCGGGAGAAGGGGGAGTGCTTAGCATCATTCAGAACGCCAGAAACCCAATCGGTACGGCGCTTGATGAAGGTGGGCTCATCGGTGACGGCGCGAGCATCAGGGAACAGGACCTCGATGTTATCGATGCCATAGGTCCCGGCGTGCTGAAGGAAAGCATCCTTGAAGGAGCTCAGGTTGTGGCTGCGAGCGTCCTCGAGAGCGTCGACCACGGCGGAATGCGCCAGCGCGATCTCGTCATCGGTACCCTTCAGGGTGTCATCGCCCTCGAAAATGTTAGAGTGCATAGCCTCTTCCTTGTCGGTGTCGTCGGTGTCGTCGGTGTCATCCTGCTGGGCATCTTCGATAGCCTGCCCAATGACGTAGTATACGGCGTCCTTCTGCTTATCAGTCAGCGTGTTAAGAACGTCCGCGACAGTTTCCTCATCAGCCACATCGGCCTCCTTAGAGTTGTCCTCTTCAGTCTCATCAGCATGACTAAGCTCGAGACCGGTAAAGATGACAGCTTCGTCGAGTTCCTCGATCGAGCCGTCGGAATGCTGGAGAGACACATTGTCAATCCGAGCTCCAGGATTAGCCCCGGAAAGTACCAGGCTAACCTCGACGATGTTCCCGTGAAGAACGTCGCCCCCTCGCTGGGTCAGCTTGTTTGCGAAGATGGAAAGGCTGTCCACATCCCCGTGCTTCACAAGCTCCTTGGCAGTCTTAGCCTGCTCACCATTGTTGAACTTGGCATAACAGTAGACCCCATCGTTTCGGTTCTCCAGCAGCGCGTGACCCAACACGTTGTCGGGCGAGTTATGCCCGTGCTGCCAGACCAGCGGAACGGTCCCGCCATCGTTGTCAACAAACGCCCCCGAACGAATTGTTCGACCGTCGGAGCATCGCAGGTCATTTCGTGTGGCGTAGCCACTGAAGTCGAAGTCTCGCTTCGAAACTCCCATTTTGACTACTCCTCCTGTTCATCGTAGTAGGACGGATCCACGTCGACCGATTGATCCGCCTGCGTGTTGTACGCGTCGAGTTGATTAACGTTAGGGTTACCCAACTGGTCAGCAATAGGCTCATCAGATTGCGGGAAACCGAACACTGGACGAAGTTCGTTGCCAGTAAGCACCTGATTACGGATCAGGATGTCCGCGACATTCGACAATCCAGTGATCGTCGTGTTACGGAAGACATCACGCTGATAGATCACTCGCTGGCCCTGCGTACGGGCGGTTTTGGTAAGGAATGTGCGGTTCATCGCATCTGCGATAGCTGCGACAATTGGTTCCACACATCGGTTCCAGTAGTTAAGCATCATCTCTTCGGTGGCTTTACCCTGGAACACGTCCGCTGGCATTCCTAGACGGTTGTACAACTCCTCGTTAAGAAACTTGATCTGATCGAGAAGGTTGTTCTCCGCCGGACGGTTGAGCTGAGTAATCTTCTCAGTACCGTCAGTATAAACGATGCCATGAGCTGAGTTCGTCAACTGCTCATCGATAGCCTGCTGGCGCTTCTTGGCCTGTTCCTGCCGAGCCTCGGACTTGATGACGTATGGAAGCTGGATGATGAGATCGAGCTTGCCTTTACCAGCAGCCTCGTCGATAGAATCGAGAATCGACAGCTTCCGCTGAAGGCGTGAGATGGTGGAGTTTGGCCCATTCATCACATCAGCCATAGGATTCTCGATGATCGCGACCGCTTTCTTAGGCAGCAGGATCTCATGCTTCTGACCATCAGCATCGTTATAAACTTCGACGGTCACGTGATGTGGTCGCCAGTCAACGATCCGCCCAACCCGTAGCGAACGAATGTCGTATGACTCGGTCACTTTCGGATCGAGAGTCGTATCAACCGGAACGAGCGCAACTGCACCCTCATCGAACAGACTCAGTACCAGGCTCTGGATAAAAGGCCTGATCGTCTGATCGAGATTCGGGGCAACTGTCAAGCAGTCATTCAGATCTGAAGGTATCTCCGCTCGGAATCTACCATTTTGATCCACACGAACGTGACGGAAGTTCACCGCGGCGACATCGATGGCTATCTGATTGTAGATAGTCTTGATGAGCGACTTGTCATTGGGAATCAGCCGTCGGGTAACCGACGAAGGACGTAGTGTTGTGACGGGCCCAGAATTCCAGTACTCCTTTGGATCACTCCGTCCAGTAAAGGCGTTCCAGGCATGTGCTAGTCTAGAGCCAAATGTTTCACCCAATCATCCTACCCCCTTTCGCTATCATTCGAATGCCTCCTTGTTTAGCTTGTAGGAGACGAAAGCATCCATCATTGCTGCAACAGAGTCGATCTTCTCTTCACGGCGCTTCTTCAGAAGTTTTCGGTTACCATTAGTATCTTCGAGAGTGATGCAGTTACCCATAGTGAATTGCATCAATGACTCATCGAACAATAGTGCTCGTTCTTCAGATAACTTCTTCAATTCCCCGAGAGGAACCGATTCAGTCTTAACACCCTGAATGACTTTCTCGAGTCCGTAAGGACCGTTCTCCTGCTCCCAGCGTGCTACGAATTCTCGCGCATTGTACGGGTCGAACCCGAACGAACGAACATCGTAACGACAATCATCGATGAAACGATCCAGATCATCGTATACCTCCATCATATCAAGGATGGAGCACTCCAAGACCTGAAGCGAGCCTTCCTCGATGAATTCATCATACTTGAGTCGCAGAGCCGAGGGGAGTTTAGCGAGAGTGAGACTCGAGATGTAACATCGTGTCTTGACTCCGAACTCGCCTCGAGGCAGCGGAAACATGAAAGTGAAAGCGCAGAAGTCGTCGCCTTGAGATAGGTCCGCCCCGAGTGCACAAGGCATCCCCCAGAAATCGCGCTTGCTATGCGGCAGAGTCTCCTCGTATGTAAAGAAGTATGTGTACCCCTCCATAGGGATACCGAACCGCTTAGCAAGAATGTCGTTGCGGGCCGAGGGAACATGTTCTGCTCGTTCAACATCGCGCTGATACGTCTCATAAGAAACAGTGATCCCAAGATTCGGTTGAGCTTTGATCCACATCTCTGGGTTAGCAACCTCGGATATATCGTCGAGACGATAATACCAGATTGATGTGTGTGGATCTTTAAACTCACCCTTTAGAATACTAAGGAGCTCGAGCTTCATGGAGTCGCCCGCGGAGTTTCGAACAGTTCCTTCCGAAGACACCGCCAGAATCAAGTAATCCTGGATCTTCGATGCACCCTGCTCGATCGCCCCGACAACATCCTCCCGAATGTCCCCAGATAACCACTCATCGACGGTGTTCATCTTGGTACGGAGACCCTGAAGTTTGTCAATGGTCATCGGACGGACCTCTAGAAGGCTACCCGTCAGGTTGTTCTCGATACCCTTCTTAGAGGGGAACAGTTTAGGACGGAGTGCTTTGTTAGAGGTGCTATTCGGGCTACCCATCGCCAGGAATTTAAACAGCGGACCACGCTCTCGGACGATGGCGGTTCGAAAAGCACTCATCACCTCTTCGGCCTGTTTCATAGTAGGCGCAGTTGTGATTTGATGTGTGGTGCTTGTGTCGATCACCAGAAAGTAGGCCTGGAGCAGGGTCTCGTAGAGGGATTTGGCAGCACCTCGTCCGACGATGAGGTACTGCTTGTTGGTGAGGCGAAGTTTGACCTTACGCATCTCAAAGTGCCCTCCGTGGCCTCCTTCTTTCGGCACATAGACAGACCGCTGTTTATAATACCACCAACCGAAGATCTGCTCAGCCCAGAGGAGGAAGCTGTCGAGAAGTTTGAGTTCCTCACCGTCGGTGAGAGTCATCTCGGCCTCGGCGAAGCGGACAAACCCCTCAACCGCTCGGTCATCGTAATAGATGTTAGGATCCGCGATGAGTTCGTCGATCCGGTTCATCTCCATAGCGATCTCCCGACACACCGGAATCTCGCCCGCCAGTACCTTGGCTCTGAAAGCGCCGTAGTACTTAGGCGTTGCGGTGTTGCTGAGCATCGCTATCCTCCATTTTGACTATCGCCGACGGGCGGCGTTCTTACGCATCTCGGCGACCGAGCCGAACCGTTGGTTAAGCTTACTCCGATCGATCGGAAGTGTTCGCATCATCTCTGGACGGAAAGTCTTTCCATTGGCTCGTGCGACGGCGGCTTGATACTTGCTCATACGGTGCGAACGAAGCAGAGTTGCCTCCGCAGTACGCTTAGCTTCAAGTTTCTTCTTAGCCTCGGCCGCAGCCGCTTTCTTGCTTTCTCGCGCAGCTTTCTTCTGAGCGCGGATAGCTGCGTTGGCAGCTTTTCGCTGTTGCGAAGCGGCTCTCTTCTGAGCGCGAATTGCCGCGTTATTGGCTTTTCGCTGTTGAGCAGCTGCCCGACGATTAGCCGCGGCGACTTGCCTCTCGTAGCGAAGACGCTCTCGGGCTGCCTTCTCTTCGGGGGACATCTTCTGTCCCTTCTTCATGCCCGGCACGCCGTAGTGGATGAGGAACTCATCGGTGAAGTGAGCAGACATCGCTAGTTCCTTCTTTAAGCTCGAGGAGTTACCTTACCCACTCGATGGTTCGAACTCTTCAACTCACCCCGTACGATCTTCTTCGGAGCTTCCAGAACAGCGTTCTGAGCCTCCATTCGCTTGTTACCCGCACGTCGAGCCGACGCCATAGCCGCGGCGACACCTGTGACAGGCTTATTAGGCTGTGTCAACTGTTTGCTGCGGACGATCTTAGGAGTGGCGACGAGATCGCCTTTAGCTCGTCGAACACCCTTACGCATACCCTTAACGCCGAAATGCACAAGGATCTCGTCATCGTAATGTGCGCTCATTAGACTCTCTTTCTTGAAGATTAGCCGAACTGTTTATTAAACGCTCGACGACCATTGTATATATTGATCTCATGCATCATTCGACGCATAGCTCCGGAGTTGACAACCGCGTCATAACCAGTTCGCCCCGCTTTGGCTGCTTTCCTGGCGATATCAGCAGTGGGTGGTATGACACCGGCCATTTGTGCCCCTTTGAACGCGGCAGCCCCGGCAAGGACTGCTGTACCAACATATTGGGTGTTCCCCGTCGCCAGATTTCGAATTCCTCGAGCGGTCTTGCCCGCCGAGTTCTTAACATCTTGACGGCGTCGCTTGCCCCGAGCCTGCTGGCCGCGCTTCTCCCAATTGGTGTTCGAAACGTGGTTGTCGAAGGCCTTCTTGTATGCAGCGTCTTTCGACCGCTGATCGACCTTGGCCTTGATCATCTTTCGACGGTTGCCCGCGCCCTCGCCGTAGTACATTTTGGCTTGGGTGAATTCTTTGGCGTCCTTGCGAGCTGCCCGGTCTGTCTTTCGACTAACACCTGGAGTTCGCTGTTTACGAACGCCCCACTTCATACCCTTGACGCCGTGGTGAGCCAGAAAATCCTCAGGATAATCGTAGATCATTTGAGAACCTTTCCGGCAGCAGCGACACCCTTACGGATCTTGTCAGCCGTGGAAGCGTCGAGACCACCACTAATAGCTTTGTCGAGAATTGCCTTGAACGCGAAGGCAAATGCAGCGCTTGCCGCGGCCCCAGCGATCTTCATGGTGATGTTGGCAAAGTTCTCGGCATACTTTTCGCCGAGCTTCTTAGTATACTTGCTCTGCTTCTTAGCGGTGAGGTCGTTGTACTGCTTCTCGAGATTCAAACGATTAACTCGGCGCTGCAACTCCTTGTTGGAAAGCGTCATGTTGGCGATGTCCGAATGGGCGTGATTGTAGTCATCATGCCCTTTAGGCTTAGGTGACGAACTTACAGTCGCTCGCTGTTTACGAACACCCCACTTCATACCTTTGACGCCGTGGTGAGCCAAAACGGCATCGGCGTTATCGAAACTCATTTTGACTCGCTTTCTGCGTAGACATTCAGACGCCACTCGAGCTCACTGATCTGCTTCTCGATGGCTGTCTGAACGAAAGAATTGGAAGGAGGATCGAACCAGATCCGGCAGCGCAGATACACATAGCTTTGGACGGCCCACAGACCGTTGGCAGGTGGGAACAACTCCTCCCAAGTGGTTGAGTCGTCCACAATCTTGCTTATGGCGGGAAGTACGCCGGTCTGTCGTAAGATCATCAACGCCGAGTTGACATGCATCGTGATGTCGACATCAAAAGAATGATCGTCTTTATCGACGCCCAAAACCTGTTTGGTATCCTTAAGGACGCCCATACTACCTCCATGGGATGGTGTCGTTAGGTCTCCGCTCCGGCGGAAGAGTTACTAGTAATCGACGGTCCCCATAGTGTATAGCGTTATGGGTTGCGTGTGTCGTTGTGATGAGGTACTCGGGGTTCAAGACATCGGGGTTGTAGTCCTCGAGATCCACAGCGGCCATAGGATTCATATGGTGGATAATGATCCGATCCATAATCTCGCGGTCTTCGATACCTAAATCACAACCGTTGTCTCGAATGATGACTTGATCACGGACCGACTTCCACTCTCGTGACCGATAAAACCGTTGATTCAGATAGCGATCGAAACCGAAAGTGTCAACCCCAACAGAACCGCCAAGTTTTAGATACTCATAACGATCCTCGAAAGTTTTGAGTCGAAACAACTCAGTGACGATACGCTTCACTGGTCTTCGACCCCCTGATAAGACCTCATGGCGGCGATCGCCTCGGTCATCAGTTGTTCTGTATTGGTGCTCGAATCGAGTACAGCCTTCTTGGAGTTGAGAACCGCGGTCTCCTGGCGGAGTTTAGCGAGTTCTAGTTCCTCTCGAAGAGTTCCTCGCTTCAAAAGCTGCGCAACAATCATCGGAGAGGCCGTTCCCTCCCGAAGTTGCTTCTCCGCAAGCTCATAAGCTAGTCCGATGAGGATGTGTTCCTGCTTCTCGGGGGTGGTTGCTCCTGAAACCCGAGACTTCTTGGTGCCTCCCAACGAGTTACCTCCTAGTCCAGGGGAGAATATACAACATTCCGGGCGGTTCGACTATAGACTTGACGACTTCTACCCGCCTTCTGAAGGGGTACCAAGCCTTCAGATACTCGTCGGGGAGGAGCACCACAGAAAACCCAACGGTGCAGGGAAGTCGTCAAGCCTATAGCCGAACCGCCCGGATGCAAAACGCAATCCTCAAAAATCCCTGCGGGGAAAATACGAGGAG